GGTGGCGGATACCTTGCCGTCAGCAGCGGTATACACCGCAGCACCGGCCTTAATCTCACCATTGGTCTCCACCTTCACAGCAGCAGTGCCGTAGTGGACGGCGATGTTCTTCGCGCCTGGCTCCTTCGCCTCAAGGCGTCCGGTCTCGGTGACAACGCCTAGGGCGCCGCCCGTTCCGTTGGCGTAGGCGATCTTGCCTTCCTCGTTGAGGGCGACGACGCGGAACTTGTCGAGGTCGGTGGCAATATCAAAGCCAATCGGGCCATGCTTGAAAGTCGGATTAGACATTACGATCCTTTCTTGTTGTTACGGATACTGTCGGCTTTTGCCAACAGTTCTTCCGCCTTCGACTTCGGCATGCCAGCGCCAACGTGGCCTACCTCCGCCATAGGGACGGTGTTCTTCGGGTTAGACCCGTACACTTCACGCGCAAGGGCCTCATTCTCGTGCATCACGGACAGCACCTTGTCGCGCTGAGCCGCAGCAACACGACCCTCGGAAATCCAGTTGTCCACCTCAGCGATGCGGGCCTCACGGGCTTTATCGGACGCTGCTTGTGCGCCCTGCTTAGCCTGCGATACCAGCAGGTTATAGGTGTCACGGTCGAGGGTCACGGTATTGGCCGATTCCCCACTAGCCGGAGTGTCCACGTCTTCAGTGCTGGTCGGCTGCTCATCATCGTCTGCGAGGGCTCGCACCTTAAAGGCAACCGGCACCTCGGTGGACTCATTCACCACAACGGTCGCGGTGGCTGTGTCTCCCGGCTCTACGCCGGCGGGAGCCTTGGCTGTTACCGCGCCAGTGGATTCGTCCACGGTAATGTCCCAACCATCCGGGGTGTTGGATACGGCGAATGCCAGTCCTAGGGAGCCGCCGGCTTCACCGTCGGTGTTTGCAACGGTCGGCTCAACCGTTACACGCTCGGTTGGGGCCACGGCGGTTTCCTCCGGGTAGGTCACGTCAACCTGGCCAGAAACCTCGACCGTCTCATTGAAAAAGCTGGAGAGCGCGTTCTTCACGTCCTCCGGCTTCTTGCCCAGCTCCTGGGCAAGCTGATTAAGAATACTCACAGTATCCCCTTTCTGCCCATTACTGGGCGTCGTAGTTGTGTCCCCCGATTCCGACCGGGTGACAGGCGGCGGCGGAGCCGCAGCCCGGGACGAGTACCGAAACTGGGCAAACACCCGACTTGAACCAGCTGCCGCCTCAACCGGCTTCTTCGCATCCTCAATTGCATCCACCAAGCCAGCCTCTAAAGACTCCTCGGCGGTGTACCAAGTCTCCGCACTCATCGCCTGCAGCCAGTCATCAAGCTCACCGCCAGCCTTCTCGGCGTAGATTGAGGCAAGCTTCATATCCTGCCGAGCCAAATCCGCCCGCGTCTTGTCAATGTCGTCCGCATTACCAGACAACAGCGTCCACGCCTTGTGGATCATTAATTCCGCGTTTGGGCGAATCACAACGCGCCCGCCCGTACCGACAGCAATGAACGACGCGGCAGACGCCGCCAGCGACTCAATCACCACGGTGATATCACCGCTGTAAGCCCGCAAAGTATTCAAAATGGCGATGCCCTCATAAACATCACCACCACCAGAGTTAATGCGGACCCTCACCGGCCCGCCGTCGAACTCGTTGAGCTTCTCCTGAACTTCCTTGGCTGTATTCTCCCAACCAATATCGCCGTAAATCAGTAGGTCATTCATCCGCTACCTCCTCACTATCTTCCCCACCTGAAGGAGAGGACTTCTCGTTATCTGGATTCAGCGACACCCCGAGTTTCTCCTCGGCATCGGTAAGAACCTTTTTGTCTTTGAGCGCTTCGAACAACGAACGGGCCTTCGGGATACGGAACGACGAACGCACCCACTGCTCCAGGTTCGGCTCCTTCGTCAGCACACCCTGCGCCGCGAGCTGCGAAATATCACCTGGTGTCAAGTCCTTTTGAACTTGAATCCTGGTGGACGTAATAAACGGTGTTGGCCCCTCATACTCAGGGAACGCCACTCGCACCAAGTCCTCCACGATGTGCTGCGAAGCAGTATCGGCAATCCACTCCGCCATCGATTGCAGCCCTTGGATGAACTCGCCGAGCTGCACAGAAGCAAGCGCGTACGAGCCGCCACCACCCGTCAGATTCAGGTGCGTGGCATTGCAGGCGATAGCAATCTGGTTAGCGTGGTACTCCATCGACGCAGGAATATCCGGCAACTGGCCAGTAACACCTTCCACCGGCATCTCAGCACCAGGGGGGAGTGAGTAGCCAGTAACCGACCCGGCCGCGTACGCCTCGGCAAGTTGCTGACCAGACTCCATCTCTGCCTTGACCTCACTACGGTCAGTCAGCTGAGAAGCCTTATATTTAGCTACACCCAAGCCGTTGCGCTGGAGAACCAGCGAGTTCAGCGCCTGCAGCTTCTGCAACTCCAACCAATTATCACGGGCTGGGGCGAACACACTCGCGCCCTCCCACGTGCCGTCACGGCGCCCATGACGGTAAGCCACAAGACGACTAACCGGGATGAAGACCTCCTCGTGGCCGTTAATCCCGCGCTGCCGGATACCAACCAGGCCACCGTCATCGGCGGTCTCAATACTCCGAATCGACAAGTTCGGCCGCGGTGCGAGCTTACGCAGATGATTACGCCCATCCGCGCCTACCTCGTACACCTGCTCAAAGAACGCCACACCGGTAAAGATCGCCTCCAAGGCAGACTTCAGGTGCTCGTCCCAGGACACGCGCCCTGTACGCCGCGGCTGCTGCCCCTCCTCGCCTTCGACCGGTAGCCGAAGGTCATGCGAGACTAGGTCGACAATTTCCTGCGGAGCACCGTTCGGCGCCACCGACCACGTGGCCTGCTCAAT